CTCCTCTCCTAAGAAGCCAGCAACATTACCTTTTCCCCCTGTAATGCTCTTGTTTAGATTGCCCATCTCATTAGATTTAGAACGGGCCTTATCAATCATTTCTTTAGAAATAGTTATCTCTTTCAATGTATATTCCTTCTAGGTAGCTATGTAAGTAATGACAGGGATGACAACTTTTTCAAGAAATGTCCCTGTGAAGATTGTTATTACTGGTACTACGATAAGTGCTGATAGAAAAGTCATGTTGTATTTCCTTTATACTAAGTCTACGATTTCACAGGAGTCACCAGAACACGCTAGTGTCTGACTTCCTGCAGTGTTGTCTTCCTTCTCATAGTTTGCTAGGTCTTCCCAATCAATCTTCTCAGGCATAAGAGATAGCAGTTCGTGGTAGTCGTGCTTACCACAGTCTTGGTAAGGTGCTTGCTGGTATGTGTGCTCATTGAATGGCAGGAATGATACACCAGACATCTCATCAAAGTGTTTATACACAAAGGCACCCACTTCAAACCATTCATCAGAACGAACATTTATAGTTACGCTAGGCTTATGTTCGCACCAATGCCGTTGATACATGAGCCACATCTCTAGCTGCTCAATAGCTGTAGTATCTTTAGTACACACCGCACCATCAGGAGCCTTCTGAGGGAAGCTGAACACAGTAGTTTGGTCTGGCTTCATTACGTCTGGTGCATTAGGTATGCCTTGGTCTATCATAAACTGTGTCAGGGGGTCTTTATTATCACCACGTACAGTACGAATATAATAGGGTGAGTGACGAGCGTGAATACCAGAGGCAGAATTAACGAGTTGTGATACCGTACCGGAAGGTTTAACGCATGTGATAGCAGTAGAGACAGGGATGCCAAGACGCTCAGCCCACTCAGCGTTAGTAGCCACAGCGATAGATTTAAGATGCTCAAGTGTTTTCTCCAATCCTGCGTTCTTAGTTGTAAGTAAAGGGTTATCCATTATCCCTGTGATAGACACACCCAGCAGTCGTTCTTCTTCGGTATTTCGCTGCCACATCTTTCGCAGATAGGGAAACTTTGTGTAGGTAGATTGGATAGTACCCAAGATCGTAGCGATACGAACTTTCTTCTCAAGTGATTCAATATTGTCTGTCGCACGTACTACACACTCCGTTAAATTACACACCTGACCTGATCGTAATATGATTTCACTGCACGGGTTAGTGCCGAACTCATGGTTAGGATCACGCCTACCATTCTTAGCTGCCTGCTTCTTAGCTGCCTCACGGTTGAAGATACCACGCTCACCACTGCCTGACTCAACCAGAGCCATCCACTCACGCATGAATGATAGACTGTCAGGCTTCTCAGAGTATGATACTGAGTTGTTAGCTAAGGCACGGTGAGGATTGTTGTCCCACCATGAGCCTGACTTAGCGTGACGCATACGGTCATCAGATAAATTACTCAATGAAATCATGGCGCTGCGCCGAACTCCACCAACTACCACTACCTCACCAATCTTACACATGATGTCGTGGCACTCAATAGATGAGAGCTTACGGTTCTGTGCTTCCCTAAAGGTACGTATAACAAAGTTGAATAGGTCTACCAGTGGCGCTGGGCCTGATGCACGTCCTCCGAATGTCTTAAGTCTTGCACCAGCAGGGCGTATGCGAGTTACGTCCCACGTAGGAACCTCACCACTATACAGTAGGGCAATCAATTGACGTAGAGCTTTTGCCCAACCTTCTTTGCTATCCTTAACAACAATGTTAGTCTCACTATCAAACAACTCAGGAACTTCTGGTAGCTTCTGAACGTACTGACGCTCAACACTGAAGCCTACCCCAGTACCACACATGAGAACATGCATAGCTTCATCAAAGGATACGATGTTATCTACTGCAATGTAAGAGCAGTTGTACATGCTAATGTTATCTCTCATAGCAGCAGGGCCAGCAGTCATAAGGCTACGCATAGAAGGCATAACCTCTAGGGATAGTATAGCTTCTTCAATATCCTTGATGTATGTATCAGCCCCTGTAACAGGGTGTACAATATTTTCCATGAAGCGAGATACTGTCTCACCCCAAGTCTCACGGCGTCCCTCTTTGTCTAGCCATCGTGCATAGCGGGACTTGTGTATAAATGATTGGTAATCTGTAGGTAGATAGTTGTTCATCTGTTGTCACCTGATCCCTGTAATACGCCACGCTCTTTGCGACTGTTTAATTTCTCCATATTAATCTCAGCAATCTCTTGCAAGTTACTCCCTATACAGTTAGCAGTAACTGCAAGGTAATACAAGATGTCACCTAACTCTTTTTTTACTCCATCATTATCAAATGTTGCACCATCTCTTAGGCTCTTTTTTAGTTTCTCTGCTACCTCACCTGTTTCTCCAACAAGTCCTAGTATGTTTTCTAGTAGCCTAGTGTACCCTTTAGTTAGTACTAAGCCCTCTGCCCACTGGCTGTATGCTGCTAATGCATTTACTGGTGTACCATCTTCGTTAAACTTACTATTATATTCTTCTATGTCTGACTTGTACCGTATAGACTCTATGTCTTCTTGAGTAATCATATTAGTCTTTCCTTAACTCTAATAGTATCAACCTTAACATCATCTATATCATAGAATGTATCTATAATAAGATCATGGATGTCATCCTCGTGTGCATCTTCAAACGAACCTAAGATGTTATTCTTTTTATCTACATTGATTAAGAATGTTACACTAAAACATTTGTCTCTCATCTGTGCTTCTCCGCTAGTGCTTCGTTCATTTTATTTAAGTACCATGCAGCTTTCAACATGTCTTCTGCAGGCTTCTGCTTGTAACGGTAGCGGTGCTGATACTTGATCATGTTGCCATGACAGTAAGCAATGAACCCATCTAAGCCTACTACCTGCTTGATATAGTCAATACATTCTAGTCCACCCATGTTATAGTGGGCAGGACGTTCCACTGGATCAAACTTGGTCATGCATTACCCTTCGTTTTTGTATACTCGTTGAAGTTTATTACCTTACCGTTGGACTTTTGTAAAGGCTTATCTTCCTCTGCTTTCTTATTAATTTCTTGCATTAGTAAGAAGCGTCTATGATTAGTAATCCTCTCCATAATATCCTCATCCTCTTCCATCAAATCTAAGAAGGCACTACACAAGGTAGCTACATAAACTAAATCATGTAGTACATCTTCTGAGTGGCGAAAGTTATCACCGACTGCTATCCCTGTAGATACCGTACCATCCCATCCTTCTAGTGAAGTCTTACTTGTAGGACTAATAATAAAAGCAACCTCGTCATCTCCTAGCTCATATGTCATCGTTTTATCTTCTCTGTCTTAAGAGGGATACGATCTACTTTGATTACATCCCCTGTTTCTTTAAGCCAAGCCTCAGGTATAACTCTATGTGACCACAGGAACCCTTGCTTATCACACCATTCAGAGTACCTAGACTTAGCGCCCTTATAAAGCTTAGCCTTAGCGTTACTAAATACAAACCTAATGTCTAACTCAGGGTGTTGCTTACGTACAGCTATATGTTTATTTCTATCCTCAGAATCAAATATTCCCTTTGTCTCAATTAGTATTCCATTGTCTAATTGAAAGTCAGGTGTGTAAGTGCGATAGTGTAAGTCTTCCCACTCTATCTTCAACTGCTCATAGCGTACAGTCTTCTGACACTTAGTAAGTACAAGAGCAGTGTCTTTCTCTAGGCCACTCCTGTACTTACCTTTAGCGTGATATCGTTTAGTTGCTGGCATCTTCGTCTGGAATAGTTTCACTAACCAGTGACTTCTTAAGACGATCTACTAAACCGTTACCTACAATAGATATACTATGCAGTTGATACTCTAACTGCTGCTTTACTTTACCATTGTATTGAATCTCCTGTAAGATTCCTGTTTGATTATCTGAGAAGTCTTCTGAGTCATACTCAATATCGTCTAGTGTAATCTTAGTCATGTTCTTTCTTATCCTTCTATTGAAATGTATTCTACTAAGGGTGGTGCCTTTGATCCTGTGTATACCTTAGAGGGTAGTTCTTTTAGCTCAGGCCAACACTTCTTTT